AAACGACGTATTCTGTCTAGCTCATTGTAACCATCGTCAAATGATATAATACTTGGTCTAAATACAAGTAATGATTCTTCTAAATCTTGATAAGCTAGAGACGCCCCTCTAGTTCTAAAGACATTCCAAAAGCGTGTTTCTGTTGGGTCTATTTCTGCTACTCTCATTTTTGTGAGATAGTTATCAGCGACTCCATAGAATGATTGCTGAATTTGTGTATAGCCAGAGCTACGACCTAAAGTAGTTTTAGTAAAGTTAGTGTCATTGAGGCCTACATCAACATCTACAGAAGTTAATGCTGTTGGCCTGATAGGAAGGATTCTGTTTGTAGTTTCTAGCTCATTGTCTAATGTATCAAGATATCTACCAGAAATTTTTGTTATATCAAAAGCTTCGTCAAACGCACTAACTAATAAATTTATAGACTCCGCAGGGGCTTTTCTTGGGAAGGTATAACCTACACTATGGTCATAAGCTAAAGCATTAGACCAATCCCCCTTATGACCTAAGAATCCAACTTCAATGTGGGCGATTCTTGGATCTCCATCGTAAACACTGCCTAGCTCCATAATTAGAGAGGAGCACGCACTCAAAAATAACGTATTAGAGTAATCTACAGATATACCAGAAATTGCACTGTTTCTTGGCAGCCCAGTCTCATAGCCTGACAAGCCATACTCTATTCCATTTCTGAGAGGCACAAGGTAAGTCTGTTTCCCTATCCCTTGATTTTCTAAGAATGATGGTAACCCATAATATTTAGGTTCTCTACTAAAGGCATCTGCTTCGTCGTAAACTTCTTTAGTTTCTAAGTTAATGTAATTAGGATGATCAACATAGAATTTTAAACTAGCTTGACACCCTCTACCAGAAACTCCATCTAATATATCATCAAGTTGAGTAAAATCATAAGAGTTTGTAGCTCCACCACCTGCATAAGCACTAGCCATTGGTAGATAAACTCTTTCTACCGTTCTAGGTAGTAGAGCTTTTAATGCAGGTAGTTGGTCATAGTCTGGTGCGTATCCTTTAACTGGGTTAAGGGGTAAGAATGGATTATTGTAGTAGTCGTAGGTAGATAATTTATAGGTTATTCCTCCACGCTTCTCAGGGAGCATCTCATTAAATGCAGGCTGATTAAATCCAGTTCTGTCGTAGAAACCAGCTAGGTTTAATTTATTGTGAAGTCCTCTTCTTCTAAATGTATTTCTTAGAGAGACAATTGTTGAGGCGGAGGATAGCTCTGTGCCAACAAGAGATGAGAACGTGAATCTACCCCCATTAAATTCAGACGCTCCTCCAAGTAAATCTAATGCTGTTTGTTCTGTATTTGAAAGAACGATTGCAGAAACATCCCCTGAAAGCTCATCCCCTTTGTCTAGGTAGACATCTGGGTTAATGAAGTCTTCAGAGAAGTAGAAGTCGGTGTCTCTTAAAAATACCGATGAATCTTTTATGGCTTTAGCCGGTGAAAATATATCAGCCAGTCTATTTGCTGTTAATATAGATAACCTAGAGTCTACCTCAAAAGTATCTTTTGAGAAATCAAAAGAATTAGCCTCAAAATTTAACTTATAGTGCGAAGACTTTCCACTCCATAAAGATAAGTAGTTTTCTTTTTGATTCCTTGGATCAATAACTATCATGTCCCAGTTCGGGGCCTGCTGATGTTCTAAGGTAAAGAATAACCAACCATTGTTTTCTGAATAATCTTGATAAGATTCGTCAATTGTTGATATCGTATTGATATCAATATAATCTCTGACCTTTAATGCAAATTCAGTTGGAACTCCAAAACAAACTAACAAGTCTGCAAGTCTAAGCAGAAAAGGCTTACTGATATCACAATTTACATAATATGGTATTTCTTCGAATGGAGGTATTGGATAATCATGATTTCTGTAATTAAATACAAATGAAGAGGAATCTACAGGAAAGGGTTTACCAGCTAGTTTAAAATGATTAGGATATTCTTGGAATAAAATTAATAAAATTTTATCAACAGCTAATTTTAGATTATTCTCAAAGTTAGTAAAATCAAAATCAAACAGACCTAGCTGAACTGCTTTTTCCGGTGTCCAAGTTGAGTAATCTTTAAAATGAATAGATTCAGTAGCTAAAGAATACATTATCAAGAAAGGAATGTAAGATTCCCATAACTCTTGAATATTTCCAGAAACATCGACAACTCCTGGGGTAAATACGCTGTTTACTGCTGTTACGATGCTTCTCTTAGTTCCTGCTGCTCTATAGATACTAACTGCATTAGCTAACTGAAGCCTCCACTTCTTGGGATCATAACCAATTAGTTCCCAGCCTATGATTTTTGCTAGCTCAGGCAGTAGATAGTCTGGGCATTGTTCCAGGTCGTATAAAGTTTCTATCTGATTAACTTCATTCTGAGCATCAGCGAAGGCGTAAGAGTATGCTTTCACTAAGCGCCAAAAAGGACCATTAGATACAGTATCTGTATAGTAATCTTGAGTTTGGCTAAATAACTCAAAAGCATCTCTAACTTTAGAATCGCTAAGATTTAAATAGTCTCTTGAGTATAGGATAGAATTGTAGGTTTTTAATTTTTCTAAGCTTTGCGTTCCGCTTGTATACGTAGCTGTTCCTGATAAGAAATTGTTTGGGATGTAAGAAGAAAGTGAGCTTTGATTATTCCAAATGAATGTTGTTAGTGCATTTATCCCATCTGCGATGTTTAGATGCTTACCTCTGAATAGATGATCTACAAAGTAATCAACGACTATGGATGATGGCTGATAGCTGTAAGTAGAGCTACCTGCCAAGAAGTAGAACCAACCAAGTCTATAAGTTAACTCATCAATACCGGAAGCATTAGCAAAAGGTTCTTCTGCATAATTAGTTTGGATTGCTGGTATGATGCTCGTTTGTAAGGCTGATTTAAACTCGCCACTTGAATCAAAATCTTTAAAAGAATAACCTAAAGGATTTAAGATATGTCTATCAAATTCTTCTGAAGAGATTTGGGTGAAGTTATTTTGCTTAATAAAGAAAGGTGTTATACCAGCAAAAGTATTTAAAGTAAAATTGTCACCAGCCGAGAGGGGACGAATAGCTTGAATGTTATTTGCAATATCAATATGAGATTTAATAATATCCAGAGATGGATCTACAACAACCCCAGAAATATCCAAATCAGATTGGATATACTGATCTGGTAGGAAGACCTCAATTACATCTGAGAAGTTTCTGTTAAAAAACTTCCTTTTTGTTGCGTTAAATCTCTGTGATGTCATCAAACTCTCACTAGGTTAATTGTTAAGTTATTCAACTGTATTATCTCATTAAAATCAATGAGCACAGTTTCTGGGTAATTATCGACTGATGCAAATACAACCTCTGGTATTTGGAATACTGCTCTAGCTATATCCGAGGGCTCTAAGGCTTGACCAAAGTTTCTATTGTCAACTTTAAAATAGTTTAGTATAACATCTCTAATTTTTAATTTGATAGCCTCTTCACTTTGACGAATTTCTCTATCAATTCTAGCAGTTATAACTAAATCTATAGTTCTAATCAATCCGTCAACTACTATAATCTCATCAGTCAGCATTTTTTTAGGTTCTATAGCTTCTATGAGTTCCTTCTTAAATGTTGGAGTAGCTTTTCTTAGCTGCAAATCGGAGGCTTTTTCTAACACATAAACATCAATAATATTTGCGGATGAATAAGCTCTTCTTGTGGCTGCCACTGATTTTCCGACAGAACCATAGGATGAGATGAAACTGTTTACAAATGAATCAAAATCATGGAGAGTTACTACTCTATCTTGTCTTCTAAATGAGAGAGGACCATACTTCTTAGCATGTTCAACGGTTTCAGCATCAGAGCCACCAGTTGCCTTAGATGAGTTTTCTAAGGTTCCATTAGCTGTAGTTCCTTGAGTTGTATTCGTTACTCTTATGGGAGCGTTTATAACTTCAGGGTTTATATTGCCTCTTGAACCTCCACCGATTCGATAAGTAATTGTGTAATTGTCTCCTGGTGCTGGTGAGGTCCCGATTAGGCCGTCTCCGAAAACTACGCTTGATCTAAAGTCGTCGTCTGAAATAACTTGGAAAATTTTAGCAGTTGCTCCCGAAGCGAAGTAAATATTGTCTACCCGGGTGTATACACCACTAGTTTGAATCGTTCCGTCAATAAAGACTTCTATGGAGCCTTCTACAATAGGACTGTTATCTAAGGAAACTGTTTTGATTCCTGTGTAATTTCCAAAAGTTCCTGTCTTTTTAGCCAGAGCGCCTTCTAGTAAGACTAAATTATCATGAAGAACTACACTTCCTGGGTTATCGTAATCAAAGCCGACACCTTCTGATTCGTTTAATGTTATGGATGCTTCAGAATTAGGTAAGTCCACAATTCCGTTTACAACTTTATACAGAGTAAATGTTAAGGGTCCTCCATCTTCAGGAGAAGTAATTTGAATTACTCTATCATTAAAACTTATATTTAATTCGTCATCTTGAGCGACATAAGGACTCGAATCAAATGTTATGATAGCGTTAGCTGCTGCACTAATTGGTCCCTTAAGTTTTATTCCAATTAATTCTAATAACTTTTTAATATTGTTTCTATTTCTAGCAGTTCTTAGGTAGTTTTCGTTTGCTAAATAGTCTGCTTTCATTGATGTAGTAGCACCAACATAAGCTACTAAATCAACTAACAACATACCTAAATCAGACTCAACAAAGTTAGTATAATCTAGAGGATAAACAGCTTTAATATAATCTATTAGATTTAATCTAAGTGTGTTAAAATCTGTTCCAGCGAAGTCTATTAGATCCTGCTTTCTTTCTTCTGGGTATCTTACTGATTTCAGGAAGTCTGAGCCAACGGTTCCGTCAAAATTCATAGTGTCACACTCACATTAAAAGTAGAATCTAAAGAATCTCTGATCTTACAGATTAGTGTAATTTTTATTGTTGGCAGACCGTTAGCGGCAAAATCTTCTAACGGTATGACACTGAGATTAAGAATCTTAACTGTTGGTAAGTAAGTTGCTACAGAATAGAAAATTCTTTCTCTCATTTCTGTTATTACTTCGTTATCTAATGGCATAAATAACAAAGATTTGAGGGGGCATCCAAAGTCTGGGAGCATTAGTCTTTCCCCAGGTTCGGTCATGATGAGTTGTTTAAGATTAGATCTGATAACATCAGTGTCTGCCATTTTAGAGAAATAGCCTTTCTCATTTCTAAGAAATGGGAATTGAAGGCCATACCTTTTTTTGACATCCTTTTGTTTAATTGTAGAAAGGATTTCGTTGGATGGTATTGACCCTCTAACTACTTCTTCTTCACTAAAGTTAATCATTAGACACCTCTAGTCAATATATACTCAAGATTTACTCAGTAATCTCTTTATACTTGTCGTAAAGTTTATTACCAATAGTCGTCAGTGATTCAGCATTAAAGTGGACTCT